AAATGGGCAACAATGTAGCCATAAAAAAGACTATGGTTTAATTACCTTAGTCTTTTGTGCATTATAAAGGTGAAATTAACTAAGAAGATGGTCCAGGTTATTGTCATTTCCAAAGATTCAAATACTTTTCTTGTTAATATTAACTCATGGGAAAAAACCTTCCGAAATATACAATATGGAATTCAAATACTTCTCTTGTTAATATTAACTACAAGATCTTCAATTGGATAAACTAGGTATTAAGTTATTCAAATACTTCTCTTGTTAATATTAACTTTAATAAATATTTAAGTATGTCTTTTGTAACTGCATTCAAATACTTCTCTTGTTAATATCAACTAATTAAGGAAATGTTCTTAGACATACTAATAGGGGAATTCAAATACTTCTCTTGTTAATATTAACTCTTTGACTTTAACGTCACTGTAGAATTGATTAATATTCAAATACTTCTCTTGTTAATATTAACTAAGTGTTAACTTTGTTATAGAGTGTAAAAACATATTATTCAAATACTTCTCTTGTTAATATTAACTGCTAGTATTAAAGCCATTCTAACAAAAGTATATTTAATTATAAAATGAGAAGTATCGTAGTAGAACCCTAGTTTATAGCTACTCTCCTACTAACCTTTACCAAGTAAAATATACTTGAGGCATTATCGAGTGTTAAATACCTTTAAATAGAGTAATATCAATATATTTCATGTATTCACTTCTCGATTTAGGTTGGTAAATCAACCTCTATTATTATTTTAACTACATTTTATTACTTCTGTTTCTTTAATTATCATATCAATATTAGGAATAGATATATTCTTACTAGCATTAACATCTGCATTCTCCCTATAATTACAAACTACACATTTAAATCTCCCTTGATTCTCTTTACAATTTCTATTATCTTCATGAATGCATTTGCAATTGCTACATCTTTTAGAGGTATACATAGGATCTATAAAAATAACTTTAATACCTACTTCAGCCGATTTATCTTTGATTTTTCGTTGTAGGTCATAATAAGACCATTCTTTTAAAAATTTTCCTTGAACATCTGCAGTAACATTAGATAAATCCTCCATCTGAATTACACCACAATTATTTTTAATAGCAAAATCTACGATATATCTACTAACTTTATGGTTATATGTGTTAGAAAAATTTGAAATCTTATTTCGTACTCTATTGATAGACTTCATCCTTGTTTTATATCCATGCCCAGTTTTGCCTTTACTAGGACATTTATTAGCAATAGATAAATTTCTTCTTTTATTATATTCTTTTTGTCTAAATGCTATTAATTCCTTTCCATCAATAACATTGTTTTTCCAACTAAAATAATCCCAATCTTGAATATTATCATCCCATATACTCATAGTCGCTACATTAACTATTCCTAAATCTATTCCTAATATTCTATTTATATCTAATTTTTTTATTTCCGGTTCGAATGAAAATGATATAGCAATCTCTACTTTGCCTTTTCTAGATATACTTAATTGAGATGAACCTTGTTTATATTCACCACTAATAATTTTATTCAAAGTATTTTTTTTATTATTATCTAGTTTATCTATTTGGAATTCTATTTTATAACCTACTTTTTCACCAATAAATTTTAAACCCCTCTTATTATATAAAGCAATATCTACATAATATCCATTATGATTTCTTAATACATAATTATTATTCTTTATATAAACAGGAGTATCTAATTTGTAAGTTGGAAGGTTAGCTCTGTAATTAAGCACATCATTTCTCAATCTTTTCCAATCATTTTGAACTAATTGTTGATGCATTGTACCTACATTGGAAGTACTACATATATTCATAATATCTTTCATATGTTCTTCAATAACATTTCTATAACTTTTCCCATAAGTATTTTTCTCATGTTCATTTTGATTAAAACTCTCATATTGATTCTTCATTTCGATCATTTCTATAGTATGGTCTTTCCACATTGATATAGCTTTATTTGAAGCTTTACAAGACAAATAACTCATCTCTTTAATTATTTTTTTTACTTCTCTAATATCTCTATTTAGACATTTATCTAACACTACCTTTATAGATTTATTCATACTCATATCTCCTTTCTATGGATATGGTATGTAAAATATTTAAATATATTCGTATTAGTTAAATCATGAGTTTAGAGTTTGCTTTAATCATAGTTTGTTATTATTAATTCCTTATACTTCTTACGAGCTTCTGCTTCTCTTGATACAGAATAATTTACTTCAACTTCTTTAATATTGAACCCCTTATACCATTCACGTATCTTTTCATGGTCATTAATAGTCAATAAAAATTTACCTTTAATATTTTTTAGTTTATCTTTTAATATTATATGTTCCTCTTCTTCAAATTTATTTCCATATCCACAAGTTTCAAAATAAGGTGGATCGCAAAAGAAAAAACTATACTCTCTATCATATTTATCTATTATTTTAGTAAAATCCAAGTTTTCTACATATGTATTTTTTAATCTTTCTGATAACTCTTCTAGTACATTTTTATAAAATATATGTTGTGATGGCTTTCCTACTGTAGAATATCCATAAACTCCACCTTTACCGCCAAAGCTTTGGGTTATTGTATATAAGAATCTAACTGCTCTATTTATTTCTGTTAGATATTCTAAATTTAAATGCTTGTACTCCTCAAAAATATCTCTTCCTGAGAATTCAAATTCAAGTTGCCTTTCTATCTCTGGTGCATGATATTTAATCATTTTATAAAGGTTTATAAGCTCCTTATCTATATCATTTATTACTTCTGTTTTGCTCAGCTCTTTCCCAAAGTAAACCCATCCAGCTCCAAAGAATAGCTCAATATAACATTTATGATCTGGTATCATTTCTAATATTGTGTTTCTTAATTTAGATTTTCCTCCGACTCTACATATTGGTGGTTTTAACATATTATAACTACCTTTACATTAAATATACTTTAATTATAGCGAATATACGTTCTTGTGTAAATAGTATATTTCTTTGAAATTACATAAAAAATTAAGGGTAGCAATGAATTAGCTCCCCTTAAATCTATTTTATAATTTAATATTTATCTTGGAGGATTACATTTACTACAAGGTTTTAATCCTCTTTCTCTAGCCTCTTTTAATGTAATTTGTATTGGACTTGACATATTACTACATTCTTTAGAAGAATGGTATACGGTTCCAATTTTACTCGCAATCCACATTGGTGTATTTTCACCTACACTTGGAATGTTATCTACTGGCACAGTATTAAATGTAATATTTGTACCATTAGATGTAGCTATAATTGTACCTTGTTTATCTGTTCTATATACATTTATATTTTTATTAGCAAGTCTATTTAATACTACATCAGTTGGATGTCCATAAATATTACCTTCTCCTACAGAAATAACTGCATATTTAGGATTTACTTTATCTAAAAATGCTTGACTAGTAGAGTAGTCACTTCCATGATGGCCAATTTTTAACACATCAGCTGATATATCTAATTGTTTAGCTAGAATCTCACCTTCACTTAATGCTTCAGCATCTCCTGTAAATATAAATGATTTGTTTCCGTATTTTAGTTTTGTAACTATAGAATAATCATTTAAATCTGTATAATTGCTTCCATTAGGTGCAAGTATGGTAAAGTTTGCATTACCAAGTTGATAGTTATCTCCAACTTTAGGTGTTGTTATACTTAAACCTTTATTTTTTATTGCTGTTGTAACATCTTTAAACGTTTGTGTAGTAGTGGTTACTTGTGGCATTATAACTTTACCGATATTGAAAGTATTAATTACTGCATCTAATCCACCAATATGATCCTCATGTGGATGTGTTCCTATAACATATTTAAGGTTTGTAATACCTTTACTTTTAATATAGTTTATTACTAAATCACTATCTTCATTGTTACCAGCATCAATAAGCATTGCTTCGCCATTAGCTTCAATAAGTATACTATCAGCTTGTCCTACATCTATATAGTGTACTTTTAATTCTCCATTACTAAGTTGACCCTCTTTATTTTTTATAGCTGCTCCTATATTAGCTATCACTGCACCTTTAAGAGTTTCATCTTTCATTGTTAATAAATCATTATACTTAACTTTAGCAACATTTAACTCTTCTGTTGTTTTTGCTGCTTTTACTTCTGATAATACTTCATTAACATAATCCATTTGAATTTTATCTAATGTAGCTGAGTAATCAAGTACTAATTTTAATAACCCTTTATTACTTCTTTGAAGCTCTAATCCAAAGATTATTTCTTTTAAATCATTGATTGTAGCTTGTTTAACTTCTTTTTTACCATTAGCTATAGCGTTTAAAGTATCAACTACAGTCTTTTGATATTGTATTGTGAAAGTATCTAATTCTGCGCTCCAAGTATACGCATCTTTAATAAAGATTTTAGCCATTCCAGCTACTGCTGTTCTAGCATCACCTATAGTTTTAAGCTCTTTATTTATTCTAGTATCTTCCATTAAATCATAAACTGCTTTATGATGTGGTCCAGCTACTGCTTCAACTCTTTTGTAAAGAGCATCTTTTTCAGCCCCAGCTTTAAGTGCTATTACAGCATTGTAAGCCTTATCGATATTAGAGCCTATCGGATTCTTTTCCATAGATTCTACAGCTGATAAAGCTTCAGTGTAACTATAATCAGCAGCTGCAATACTAGTATTTAATGCCTCTACTGTCTTAATATTAATCTGTATTCCTGTAAAAATTAACAAGGAAAGTACTACAGATATAATTTTTAGATATCTTCTATTTCCCATTTGCTTACCCCCTTAAAATATTAACTCACCCCTTAATTGTATAATATTTTACATTATTGTCAAATTGATTTCTACAAAATATGCATAAAAAATAAAGGGTAGCAAGTTTTACCTCACTACCCTTTATTTATTTATATATCTTTAAATAGAACAGAGAAACATTGAAATTCCCCATAATACTATTATTGAAATTATACACCAAGATGTATTTTCACTTGTATGTCCATCTATTCGTATCTTTTTTAATATAGATACAAAATTATTGAAAAAAACTATTATACAAACAACCCCAATTGCTAATAGTAAACCTATCATATCTAATCCCCCTTATAAACGCTTATACTGATATTATGGATTAGATTATAAGTAAATTCAACATATTATCTTCTATAAATACTTATTGGATGCATTTTTCATAGTTGAAAATCTGTTAGTATCATTCACATTACCGCCTATTTGAATAACCTCTTTAGCTTTTAATCCAGATGCTTTAAAATCATTAACCCTCATAAGTGGACATCCTAATTTTTGAGCCACCATTACTGCGGCAAATAGATCTGCATCTCCTAAATAAGTTACTATCTTTTTCATATCATATTCCTCCTTATTAATTGGTTTTGATGGTTTACTTGGTTTTTTTATATTCTCTTTATAACTTAATCCAAAGTATGCTTGAACCCCTTTAGCTATGGCAGTGGCATATTCATCCTGGTATTTAAGAAGTAAGGCGTTATCCTCTTTATTATCTATAAAAGCCATTTCTACCAAGCAAGCATCCATATTACTTTCTCTAATAACATGTAAATCTCCCTCTTTAACCCCTCTATTTGTTTTGTATAGCCTTTTATCTGCTAATAGGGCGTTGTGTATACTATCGGCTAATTTTCTATACTTAAACTTATAACAGAAGGTTTCTATTCCATAAGCTTTACCATTAAAAGCATTGCAATGTAGGGATATAAATATATCTGCTCTCCATGAGTTAGCCTTAGTTGTTCTGTTAGATAACGAACCATTGGTTATTAATACAGTATGTCCTTGATTTTCTAACTTTGATTTTAGTTTATAAGCTATACTATGAGTAATATCACATTCTTTAATATCAAATCCCACTGCGCCACTTTCACAATTGTAATGTCCTTCATCTATTACTATCTTTGCCATAATTTATTCCTCCTTAAATATTAAAGAGTGGAATTTCTCCCACTCTGTAAACTATTCTTTAGATATTTGCTTAATTAATTGATTTCCATATACTGCAGCTCCAGTTACTAATATACCTTGGATAACACTATCTGCACTAAAACCACTCATAACCCATACACTTAATATAATGCCTACAGGTAATAAAATTACCGGGATATACTTATCTTTTATCCTCTTGGTATTCTTTAAAATAGCTCCTATTATTAGCAGTACTGGTATTAAAATTAAAGCATTTTCTGTAACGTAATTAACAAAATCCATGTTATACACCTTCCTTATTTAAATAAATTTGATTGAATTGCATAAAAAAAGAACCCTAGCAAACTTGTTGCCATAAGTCCTATAAGCCAGTTTAAACTCTTTGTCTGTGCTTCAAGCTTTTCACACAGATTATCCATCTTAACATCTGTGGCAGCTCTTCCTCTTTCAAGTTCATCAATACGTTCACTATGATTATTTAATCTTTTCTCATGAATTTCTAATTTGTGTTCTATTAATTCATCATTCATATTGCACCTTCCTTATTCAAAATAAAAACCACCGTACTATTCTAATATCAATATACGGTAGTTTATGTTGTTATTTAATTTTTAGTTTCATTTATAAAATTTAATAATTTTTCTCTCCAATTCGAGTTTTTAATACTAAATTTCATAACATTTTTCTCTTTTGTAAATGATAGTATATCAGCATAATAAAGAATTGATACCAATTGACTAGAGCTTTGTTGAAAAGTTGTATCTTGTTTAAGATTATCATATATAAATTTTCCTATGCCATCCTTAGCGGTACCATCACAAACTTCAGAAACACTATTGCTTAAGTATACTTCCTCATTCTTTTTAATGTATTCAATTATCATATCAATTTGATAATTAGAAAAAGCATCTTCAATATCCCTTATTTCATCTTTTATTCTGAATTTCCTTATAATAGTTAAATTCTCTCCATCATAGTACCACTCGTATGGTTTTTTTCTAGAAAGAGTATGTCCATGTTTAATATTCATCCTTAACACCCAGCTTTCAATAAATATATAGAAATTATACCATATATTTCATCAAATTAAGTATTTTATGGAAAATAAAAGAGACTAGCTCTGCTAATCTCTTAAACTTTATTCACTTAATACAATATATTTACCTTTATCTTCATACGCTGCATATCCTAAAGTAACTAACACCCCGCCTATGCTTGTAAAATTACACGGGTTTGATTTAGATATTTTAGGAAAAGCTTTCTCGTATTCACCTCTTTTAAAGTAACCGTCACTTTTTAACTTTTCTAGAGCCCAAGAAATCTCTTCTAAAGATACTTTTTTACTATTTTCACTTCCTATCCTATAAAAAAAATGTTCCTTGGTGACTTTTAAAATTTCTGTTTCTCCCTTTTTAGGTTTTTGTATCATAACCCCTTTATTAATTGATTGAAGAATATACTTAGTACTTACATTATTTATATTCATACATACTGCCCCCTTATAGTTTTACTTAAAATTACTATTTATATAATGTTATAGTAACGTAAGTTCCTATAGACATTCAATATGTTCACAATATAATTCCATTCTGTAATTATACATATAAAGTTATTTATATATCTTAAAATTTTCAACTTTAGCCTTAATTTTCAAATCTCCTAAATGTATAATTGCTTTATCTATTCTCCTCCACCTTAATAATTTAAGTATTTCATTATCTATATTTTCTGGTAAAATTCTTATTATTGCATAATCATTTTTTTTCTTAAAATTAATATTGTATCTATATTGTAAAGTGCTCGGTTCTCCTAAGAAAAAAAACACAGCACTTTTAAACCAACTCCCATAACACTTTATTTTAGGTGCTGCTTTAAGATTTGCATATCCATAGTTATCCATAATTAATTTCACATTTTTTTTATTAGTAACATGAATAATACCTTCATTTTTAATTCTTTCAATGATAGCCTTATTTAATTTTTTAGGTTTATTAAGAAAAATAAAAACAATACACATAATATAAATAATTAACACTAAGCTTTTTATAAAATTCATTATAACACTCCTTAAAATAAATATATTTAAATTATATATCACTCTAGAGTATTTACAACTGAATTCATGTTTTATATCGTCTTATAGTATATCTATATAGCTGACATTGTTAACTCTTTTAATATTTATCCATTAATTAGTTTATAATATCATTCTATTGTTTATCTAATATGCTATAAACAACTTCTTGTAAATTGCTTAATTTAGGACACTGTTCCCTAGCAAACATACCATCATTAATTGCATTCACCCACATTCTAACTAATCCACTATTTTCATTAAACATTATACAGCACCTCCTATACTAACCATCATAGACAATTCCAATAAAGCTTGTTTCTGTGCTTCCATATCTTGCGTAATACTTAATAATGCCTTTTCTTCTGCTGACATAACCCTATCAACATATTCATAATAAAATGTTTTATTGTCTGGATTATATTTTAAAACAGAATCCTTACCGAGTTGGTTATTAGGTGTAGGAAGTACGTCCTCGGACTCAATAAATACACCTACTTTTTCAGCTTCCTCTTGTGTCATGTTTATACCATGCACAGGGTCAAATGGTTGATGGTATCTCGTTCCTACTGTGTTATTATTTTCTAACTTTAAATATATCATATTACTTAATTCCTCCTTTAATATTCAAAGTACTCACCTCTACGAGCAGCGTAAGCAGTCGCAGCATAGTAATAGTATTCAGATAGTACAAAGGTATTATTATCCACATATTTATAACTTGACGTGGAATCTAAATGAACTCCATAAGCTAATATAGGTGCTACATAAGTACCATCAGATAATTTCATCCTTTGTAGATATCTTCTATCGTTATTGTTTGTACCTGTCCCTGTTCTTAGTATATAAATGTAATCATCATTTAACCCTACTGGACCCACGCTACTTGCGATGGAATAAGTAGCATTACCTTGCATATCCCATTGATCAAAGTAGTTGATATAATAACCATCCCATATAATCCGTTTACCATTGTGCACGAAAGTTTTATATTTTCTAAACGTCCAAGAAGTTCCTGTTAATGCTACTAAAGAAATAGTTGATAAATCAGCCTTGCTTATTTTAAAGTAACTTCTTTCGTTATATTTATAAAAATATAAACAATTTGCATCATCTGTAAGATAACCCCCGAAGGCACCATTAGAAATATTTCTAATCGCTACAAGGTTTCCTTCAGATGTTATCTTAGCCATTGTTCCATTATGATCATGACCATAAATATATCCATCAGAAGACTTGATTAAAGTGGTTACTCTGTTATCTGTAAATTTATGAGTGGTGGTCAATGTGTTATTTAATAAATTCCACTTAGCTAAGTAAGTTGCACTGTCCTTTTCATTATATATTACGCTTATAAACGAATCATTAATTAAAACTCCAAATCCATATATTGTATCTTGAAAGCTAAAGTATCCGTCTACCGTATCTTTTATTAACGTTTGCTCACATAACATATCCCCTGTGGCTCTATCTACTGCTACGTAACATTTCCTATTATTTAATTCGTAAGTAGCTTGGTATATAACGTATTTATCACTAATTCCTATCAATATTGTATCGTTCCTAAGGTTTGCAGTATCAACATGTATCGCCGGAATTGACTTCCATCTATTAGCCGATAGTGAACCACGATTAGATCCACAACTAGCTATAAAAAAATTACTACCTACCCTCACAAGCTTTACAGGAATATTGGCATTCAATACATCTGAACGTACCATTTCTCCATCTCTATCTAATATAGGTACACCATTAAGAGTTGCTTCAGCCATATTGCTAATATGAGGAACTATTGTAACCTCTGTCATGTTCGTAGGTATATTAGCAATATAGGCACTAGATGTGCCTGTTGTTGTTATTGGTGCTAGGTCTGTGTAGTTCACCTTAGTAGTCCTTAAATCTTCTATTTGCACAGCTAAATTAGTTGCTACATCTCCACTTAGCTGACCTTTTATGTTGTTAAACCAAGTTGTAAACTCCTCTTCAAACCCTTGTTCTTTAAGCTCTAAGGCATTTGAGTATTGATTAAATAATGTAGTAACATCTACTTGGTCTACAGTTCCATGGACGATACCACAAAGTTCTTTGCTTAACCTCAAATCCGTTATATCAGCTTGTGTAATTTTAATAACGCCTTTATTAACTTTTATATCAGCAATACCTATTTCATACATATCAGCATTTCTTTGTAATGCTGGTACAACTGGATTACTAGCAAATGCCCCTTTTTTAACATAAGCTTTAATTTCTCTATTAAGGAAATCTAATCTTAATACAACTCTATCTATACGATTTAACACTCCATCTGCTGGATCTACTTTTAATGTTAGGTTATCTGTATTTCGATAACAATATCCATTTATCCAAGCTTTCCCCATGCTTAGAATTACATTCATACTTGTACCATCTGCAACTACTTGCAAATTAGTACTTGGGTTAGGAAATATACCATTTCCAATAAAGGTACTAAAGAATTCTGCAAAATCTTCTGCTGGGTAGACTCTATCTGGAGTACCATTAGCATCTAGCACTGCATTGAAAAAACTGCTTTTCTCCATTTAATCACATCCTTTTTAATTTATTGTAAATACTAGGAACATCATCACCGAAAATAGCATTTACATCCATTCCACCATTCTGATAAATTTCTTGTATTTCTGTAATTCTAGAGTCAAGTGTTATATTCCATTTTTCATCAAATATAGTTACTATATCTCCAAGATCATAATCTTTTTTATAAACCAAATTTAGTTGATTCATATTAACTACAGAGTCAAAGCTTTCTATACTTTTATGCTCTCCTAATTTTTCTGAACCTCTCTGAACTAACATAGGTATATACTTATTATCAGGTATTTGTATCTCTTTTTCTTCATATACTATATTTCCTTCATTATCTTTTATATACTCGCCCGTAACTTCATCCGTTTTAGGTGATTTAATAATTTCTTTATCTGAAATATCTCTTGCATCAACATACATTTCGTGTCTATCTAGTCCACTTCCAACCCCAGTAATAGCTTTTCTTCTGTTAGCACCGTCTCCAGCTCCTGCAATAAGGCAAGTATTTTTATAATCGCCTATACTTTCTGTATAATCCTGTTCTAAGATATTTTCATACTGTCTACTAAATAGAGCTTTATTGTTAACATTCTGATTATCTGTTCTGTCTAATCCTTTATATACTTCAAATTCCATCTGTAAGGTTTCATAATTTAAATTTACTCTGTATCCTATACCTGTTGAAATTGCTAGACTTTCCAATTCATTCAGCACATTACCATAGGAGTTCTGATAGTTTATATCATCTAGATAATTCTTAATCTCTGAAAGTTTTAATAAACTGATTTTTCTATTTATATCACTAGGATTAATACAATTATCATTTATTATTTTTCTGTAGAGATCTTCTACTTTTCCATTAAAACATAATTGACCCCATATTATTCTCCTACCTATCAGAGCTGTAAGAAAACTCCCTTTTATATAAAGAACTTCTTTGCCTTCTCTATCAAGTTTTATATTCCGATAATGAATAAATCCTGCTTCACAATTAGACTTATATATTACATTTTCTTTTTTAAGCAACTCTAAATTATCTGGTGTTAGTGGGCAAGTTAATTCAAAACTACCTGCGGTATAGTATTTTCTATGCCAATTAAGCACCTCAAAATTATCTACTATGCCTAAGAATACTAAATTTTTATTAAATATTTCTAAATCCAATATTACACCACCTTTATTTTCTGCAATTTATTAAGCATAGCGTTATGTGATTTTATTAATTCTTCTATTGCATTCATCATCATTTCATAATTCTCATCACTTTTAGGGCAAGATTCTTTTGCTTTATCTAAAGAATAAAAAGCATCTTCTAAATAGTCTATAGTTAACTCTAATTCTATTATATTTTTAATATCCTACACCCCCAAATAGTTATTGTTATAATATATAGCTACCTCTAAATTATCTAGATTAGAATCAGCATCATAGCGAAACAAATTATCTCCCCTAGAAAGCTGTAGGAATGTAGTCCCTCTTTTTAAGTAGTTAAAAGCATTAGTGGTTACTCCATTTAGATATTGTTCTACTCTCTTCTTACCAAAGTTAGTATTAACCTTTATAACTTCTCCAGCAACCATATCTTTCTCTATTTTCAACCACTTTCTAGTGTTTATATTGAATAAGCTAGGGTTTGTTAGTGTTCCTCTAGCTCTAAACTCTATCAACATTCCTGTTTCGATATTTCCATTATTAAGTACATTCACAATTAAAGAAGGCTCTTTATACCCCATAATAATACCTTTTTCTTGTGGTATCACTAATGGAAAATGAAAAGAGCCCTTCCATAATGCTATGTCCACTTTTTTGTCCAGGATATTACTCCAAAATGGGTTTGCACATAGTAAAGTAAATACAAACTTACATATATAATCATTATTCTCTTTATAATTACTAGAAAATTTAATCGTAGATGTTGGTCTACCTTCTATTTTATAATTATCCTTAATTAATCTTAAATCATTAAGTGGGTTTACTAACTCTATTAGATCCTTCTTCCTAATTTCCATTTCATATTTATTTTCTGCTAGAATAGTGCCAGTTATAGGTATATCTCTACTTTCTAATACAGTGCTAACTAGATGTGCTCCATTCTGTCCCAGAGCCTTTGTTGTACTATGTGTTCCTTGGATAAATCCTAAATCTTTCTCGTTTAAAATATAATTACTCATACTGCTCATTATTATAGATTTATTAATATTTAAATTCCTTATCTCCGTCACAACAGCACCCCCTATATTCTTAGAGCAGATAACTCTCTATCAGCTCTTCTTAATTGTCTAGTAGCTTCAACCTCATCAATAGTTTTAGGACTATTGAATATGAAAGTATTACCCCCGATATTACCGTTTAAATCTTTTTTTGTTTGTTTATTTTCATCTATATTGCTAATATTCCCATATACCCCTACACTCATATCTGTACTTAATCCTTTTATAGCATCCGTTACTAAATATTTGCTGTTATTTATTCCTTTAGCTAAACCATCCATAAAGTCTGGCATCCATGTTTCATAATCTGTTAGAGGCCCTTCATCCGGTACTGAAAAGTGTAAAAAGTTTCTTATCCTCTCTCCTACACTCGCAACTGCATCCACTACGCCACCTATCATGGATTTTATTCCATCAATTAAACCCTGAATAAAGTCCTTTCCCCATGTAATTGCTTGACCAGGTAAAGAGGTTATAAATTTTATAGCACTGTTAAATCCATTTGTAATATAACTACCTAAGGTATTAAGAATAGATCCTATCCCTTTCTTTAAGCTTGAGAAAATACTTACTCCTAAGTTATATAGTGTACTAGGTAAATTTCTAAAAAAGTTAACTATCCCATTAAAAATATTTACTACTGAGGTAGATACCCCATTACAGATAGATACTATTATATTCTTAAATCCATTCCACGCACTTGAAGCAAGATTTTTAATTCTATTCCATATGTCACTAAAAAAATTCTTTAGTCCATTCCAAATTGTTGTTGCTACAGTTACTATTCCATTCCATGCAGCAGTAAGGAAATTAGCTATAGCTGTTACAACTCCAGTAAATACGCCTTTTATCCCTTGCCATATAAGAGAAAATGCAGCTTTTAAATTATTAAATATTCCTTCTGCATCTGTTTTTAGCTTAGTAAAATTACCTGTGACTAAATCTATTATTAGAAGTATTGCTCCTAAGAATATATTTTTTATTACTTCCCATATACCCATAAAGAAGTCTTTTAAACCTGTTAATATCATTGATATACCATCTTTAAATAAATTAAACAGTACCATTACTCCATTTATAAAAGGTGTAATTATGGCCATCACTAAAGAAACTATACTATTCCAAACATTAAAGAAAACCATTTTAATACTTTCCCATACAATTTGAGTTATATTTCTTACTTGCCCCCACAGATTACTAAACCATCCTGGAATACTTTGAAAAAATAAAACTAATCCATTCCACGCTTCTGGTATTGTAACTGTAAAGAAATTTACAAGTGCATCTATAAAAGCTCCTGTTAACTCTTTTATATTATTCCATAATCCAATCCAAAAGTTTCTAAAACCTTCTGACTTATTCCATAGAACTACAAAAGCTGCTACAACTGCTAATATAGCTATAACTATCCATGTAAGTGGACACGCTAGAAATGCTAAATTTAATCCGTTTTGTGCTACTGTTGCTGCTCCTGTGGCTGTAGTTTCAGCTGCAATTGCAGTGGTATGCAGTGCTTTAGCTGTAGCTATTTTCCCATAAAGTCCTATTAATGCACTTACTCCGGTTGCCATCTTACCTACTATAATCAATAATGGGCCTACTGCTGCTACTATTCCACCTATTATAATTATCATCTTTTGTGTCTCTGGTGATAAACTACTAAATTTTTGTGCAATACTCTTTAAAGCTTCACTAACACTCTGAAACATTGGAGCTAATATGTCCATTATTATTTCTCCAACTTCTCCCATTGTTACTTTTACATTCTGCATAGCAAGTTCTGCATCATATCCACCATCTACAAGCCCATCAAAAGTATTATCAACGGTTCCATCTGCTCCAGCAATAACATTTAACATCTCTTCAAATTCAAATCTTCCACCTTTAATTGCATCTGCAAGGTCAGGACCTGCTTTAGCCCCAAATATTTCTATGGATTTTGTTGTTGCACTTGCAATATCAGGACAAGATTTTATTTCTTCTAATGTTTTTTTAAATTCTTCTCTAGAATCTTTACCTTCAGCACTCCAATTACTGATAGCTTTTTTCATACCACTAAAAGCTATCTCTGTATTTACTCCAGCTTTTTCCCAACTAGAGAATATTGCAATACTCTCTTGGGTTTCAAATCCTAAAGCTCTCATAGGAGCACCATACTTAGTAAGATTTTCAGTAAGTTTATCTATGCTTATTCCACTTGCTTGTGCTGCTACTGCTAAACTATCTAATACACTAGAATATTCACTAGAATCTATACCAGCATCACCCATAGCTCTACTAACTAATTGCACAGATGTTAATGCATCTGTTCCGGTAACTTCTGAAAACTTCATAAATTTTTCTGTACAGTTCTCTAATTCTTCACCTGTAAAACCAAATCTAGTATTTACTTCACCTAAAGTACTTCCTATATCTCCAAAATCACCAACTACACTTTGTGCTACTTTTTTATAACTATTTTCTAGCTTTTCTGCTGCTTCTCCAGTTGCTCCTGTTGCTCTGATTACATTGTCAGCACCTTCATCTACAGCATTAAATGCAGCAACTCCTGCTGTACCTACTGCTGCTATTCCTGCAGTAACAGGTAATAATGCTTTACCTACTTTTGTAGTTTTAGTTCCAAACTCATCAATTTTATCTTTTGCATTTGTAAGACTTGAGCTCATACCAACTCCGAAATCTTTAGCTTCATTTGTTAATGATTTTAATTTATTTTCTGTACTTGCAATTTCTCTTTGGAAATCTCTATATTGTTCTGATGTTATTTCACCTTTATCAAATTGAGCTTGAACCTGTTCTTGTGTGCTTTTTAATATAGTTAGTTTACCTTTTGTATTAGTTATACTTTCAGTTAATAGGTCTTGTTTTTGTTTAATTAAATCAACATTGCTTGGATCCATTTTTAATAAACTATTAACGCCCTTTAATTCTCTTTGTAAAGACTTACTGTTGGAATCCACTTCATTAAGAGCCTTATTAAGTTTCGTGGTATCTCCACCTATTTCAACTGTTATACCTTTTATGCTTCCTGCCATATTACCCTCCTTTCTTAAAATAAAAAATGAGCTATGTAATGATAGCTCATTTTACTTCTTACCTACTTTTTTTCTTAAAGCTTCTCTTTGAGGTTTTGTTTGTTCTATCCTCCAACAATTATCTAAATATTTTCGCCCTTCTTCTGTCTGCATATATCTATAAATAATTGCATCACGTAATAATAACCAAAACTCAAATACTTCTAATTCATCAATCCTATCAAAGTTATAACCGGTATATTCACTAACTATTTTTTCTTCAATGGTATTAACTTCATAATGCCCCTCTTCTCCTTCATCAGGGTAATAGGGCACTTTTAGTTTGGGGAGTTTTTACTATTTGCAATCCATTCAAAATAAGCTGTTAGAATTTCATTCATTTCATCTAAATCTAGATCCTCTACTAGATCATCACTTACATTAATATTATTTTTATTTTTTCTTAATATCATTTTAATAGCTTCTGATAAATTTTCCATTGTATCTTCGCCTTTTGATTTTGAAAGTGTAGTAAGCTTTTTTAATGCCTTAATTTTAGGAGGTTCAACCTCTAGTGTTGTATCTCCTATCTTAATACCAAAATATCTTTTATTTACTGTTTTTATATCAAACATTATCTATCCCTCCATTATGCTCCTGGTTCTGTAGGTATTTCTTCTTCATATAATATCAAAGTACCCTCAGAATCCATTGGAAGCGCTTTAAATTCTACATCTATAACAGTTTCTTTATCTTTTGCGAAACTGAAACTAAATCCAGCTTGATTATTACCTACAATAGTTATTCTAATGTCTCCATCAGCTTTATCTTCATGTAAAAATCGTATTACATACTTCTTTCCATCTTGATTATTTATTCCACCTATTTTTACAGTTCTTTTTCCAGCTTCTTCTTTTACAATTGCAGTACTACATATCTTTTTTAATGTATTTCCACACCATGTCATAATACCACTTTTAAGAGTAGCTTCTTCATCTGTTAAAATAGTTTTTTGAACCATTCCTAGATCATCTTTAGCATCATAAAACTCTGGCTTATACTCTAATGTAGCACCACCTTGTATAAATCCTAAAAGATTTTGTTCAGCTTCTATTACCGCGTTTTCCGGAATTTCTCCAGTGAATTCATCCACAAAAAGTTTTCCACTACCTAAAACAATTTTCTCTCCTGCTGTTGCCATATGAATACCTCCTATATCTTTTCAATTAAATTAAAATCGTACACAGTTTGAAAGTATTCCTCACTTTCTATCCATGTACGATATTTCTCATATTCTATTGATTTATCTCTTAGCAAGGTTTCAATATTACTCTCAACCTCTTTATCTATTTTATTTGAATATAACTCAACGCTTATATTTCTATTTGCTATACAAACTTTTAGATCTGCACCTACTATATTTCTTTTTTCAGTAAAAATTATATATGGAAGACTTGGTGCTCTTGAAAACTTTTCTTCTTCAACCTTTAATGTCAAGGTTTCTAACCAGGCTTTAACGTCCAGCATTTTCTATTATCTCCTTTGTTAATTGTTCCATTCGCTTTATTGCTAATTCCTCTCCATGCTTTATATGTGGAAATGCTCTAGTTCTCCCACCTTGTTTTATGGCATGGCCATTCTCAAGTAAATGAGTTAATCTGTGTTGTCCATTAGCAACATACCAAGTCTTTGTTTTATCAAACCTCTTTTCTCTAGTTATTTTTATTCTAAAAGACTTAACATACTTACCTGTATGTTCTTTAAAAGAAATATTCTTTTTAATTTCTTCATTAGTTTCCTTTGCTACCACATCAACAGCTTTTTTTATTCCTTCTGTAATTTCTTCTGAATAAGTATTTAGCTCTTTCTTTATTTCATTAGTTAGTTCATCAATACTTATTTTATTCATTTCATTCACCTATCCATTTCTAGATGTCTTAAAGTTAAATCCTTACTTAAAGGATTTGTATCAAACTTATCTTGAATTAATTGAATACTATACTTACCCATACCTGGTATTTCTACAGTATCATAACTATCCACTCCTGGTACATTAGGTATGCGAATTACTAAGTCGGTTTTTATTTGTACTGCTTTGGCTGCAAAATATCTATTAAATCCTAATACACGATTATTAAACCCTAAACCTTTAAATTTATAAGCTTTGTTTCCATCTTCATCTTCCGTACATATATTGCATACTCCATCTGAAAAACTTATAAATTCAATGTTATCTACTTTTATCTTCATTATGAGATCACCTCTGTAGTATCTTCTATAGTTACAGCTTGATATTTAAGATGTAAAGATAATAAATCACTTTGAAAGTTCTTTTCAAACATTTCTAAAGCTTGAGAATTAGCATATCTACAATAATCTATAAGTAAACTTTTTTCTATGTCTTCCTCTGTAAAAACAAGAGTAGGCATACCTGCTATATCTTGCAAATATGCCATACCTCTTTTTATCATGCCAGTAAGATTTTTATTTGTAATTTCATCCTCCCAGGTTATATGCAAATAACATTTTATATCGCCTAATAATGTTTTTAAATCTTCTTCTGATATATTTACTGACATTCTATCACCTCACTATTAAACCTGTTCTTTAGTATTAACAACACCTTTTACTTCATTAACTGTTACATTCAATGTCATATCTTTTAAATTTGTAATGTCTAATAACATAAATGCATTGTTATCTAGTGCTTGACCATTACCAATAAGTTTAATAATATAATATCTTTCATCTTCTAAGAATTTATATTCATCAGAATATTCTATTTTGCCATCTTTTGACCCTGTACCAATTCCCATTGCATACTTTTTAGCAATTCCAAGGATAGCTTCTCCTTCATTTATTTGAGTTGATTGAACTATTGTAGTAGGATAAGGTAATATATTATTCTTATAAGTACCATCTTGAGCTTGAATAGTTGTGGCTGGCATAACTTTTTTATAATAGTCAAATGGATTAACTATCATTATAAGATTATCAACAACTCTTGATTTTGCTTCATCTACTGGATCCTTAGCTAAACTTGCTAATAAATTACCAAAGGTTTTTGGAGATAAATCTGTAATAGCTGTTGGTGTTTTCTTTGGATAAACTCCATCAACTACACTAACACCCTCACCTATATTTCTATTCATTCCTATAGGCATATCCTTTCCTGTTCCATTAATTATTCCCTCTTCTAAACCATATGCTACAGCTTCACTTAATACAGCTCTTACATATGCATCTATCCATTGTGGGCCAACTGATAACATATCTTTTGCTATTGGCATAAATGCTGTTAATTTATTAAGACTTAAATCAAGCTTTCCAATAGCACCCTCTAATTCTTCTGTAATGGCTGAAGTTAATGCTCCCCATTTAGCTAATTGAATCCCTTTCTTATTCATAAGCATTTTAGTTAATGCTGTCATGTTTTGAAAATCAATCATATCTAGTAACGTATGTTGTGATTTAATATTGTCCATTACATTATCAATAACTGTTTCAGGTAGGGTAATATCTAAATTTGTAAAAGCTTGTCTAGCATTTCCACTTTTAACTGCATCAATCCAAGATTGATAAAATTTAGTTTCTTGTTGAGTTAATTGATGAATTCCTCTCTTTTGAAGTATTGATTTATCTTGTGTTTCTTGATATGCTTTTACATCTTCAAGTATATTCTGTTGTACACTTTCTGCAAATTCCGTGAATGCTTGTGCTATTGCACCTTCATCCTCAGATTTCATCGCATTTGATAAATTTGCCATCAATTCTTGTTTTAAAATATCTTTACTTTTCATCATAATATTATTTTCCCTCCAAATTTTTTATTTTAAATGCTGCCATTAATTTTTCAGCATTTGTCTTTTGAGTTATTAATTGTTCTGGTACTTTTATTTCTTGTCTTAAACTCTCCATTTGTTGCTTTATAGCTTTATTTAATCTTTGCTGTGCCTTTGATATATTCTCATTCTCTTTTCCTGCTATCTCATCACATAATCCATATTGCAAACATTGTTCAGCATTCAGCCATGTTTGATTATCTAGTAATTGATTTAATGTTTCTTCTGAAAGTTTATCTCCAGCTTTAGCTAAATAACTTGAACAACTTGCTTTGTCTATTACTTCAACATCATTAGCTGCTTTTCTAAGTTCTTCAGCATTGCCCCAGGCTCCCATTGATGCATGATGTATCATCATTAATGTGTTATTGCCCATAATTACTTTGTCACCTACCATGGCAATAACTGATGCAATAGAACAAGCAAATCCATCTACATATACTGTCTTTTGTGCTGGATGCCTTTTTAATTGATTATAAATTGCTAATCCTTCTTTTACTTCGCCACCATAAGAATTTATATAAATATTTATTTGAGAAGTATTTTTAGAGTTTTCTAATTGCTTTTGAATATAATTTGCTGATGTTTGGCTTTCTATTTTTTCATCTGTCCACCAATCATAACTATCACCTTCTACATAGTCATAAATATATAAGTCTAGTGCATTAGGTTCTGTAGATTGTTTTATTAAATATATTGCTTTATTCACCATTCTCACCTCCTTCCGTATCTTCTATAGCATTGATATCTGAATAATTCTTGGTTATCCAATGTTTTTCACTCCAATCTGTTTTTAATAATGTATCTTTAAGTTTCTTTCTTAGTTCATCAACACTATACATACCACTAGCAATTAACTTATCTATCTTTTCAGCTATAGCAAAAATATCTATATGTTTTATACAAGTTGTATCAATCTTTAAGTAAGAACCTTTTAGGTAAGCTTCTTTCCCATACCTCTTACGATTGATTTCTTCACATATCATATCCACTAGTGGATCTATACAAAATGTTAAAAAATTATTTGTAATCTTTTCTATGTCAGCAATATCTCCTCTTAGAATTGCCGGTGGTATTTTAAAGGCTTGAGCTGCTCTTTCAAAAGCTTCTTTAATTAAATTTTGAATATCCACCATTTCACTAGTGGATTTCTTGCTTCCTTCTCCATTTTTCTCCTCATACTCAACACCTTTAGGTAAATCAACTATTGCATTTTCTGATTCAAAATAAGTCTTAAATTTTCTTTTAAACAAATCTTCAATTGCTCGTTTCTTTTCCTCATCTCCCTTTAAAACTGCATCTAATCTAACTACACCTTTTCTTCCTCCAGAACGTTTATATTTCCCTGTAGCCATTTCTAACAAGTTGGTATATCCTGACATTAGATTAGATAATAAAACTCTCACATCTTTGCTATTTAGCTTAAAATAAAGTACCTCACTCATCATGAATCTCTTGCCAAAAGTAAAATCTTTTTTAGTTACATCATCAAAATAATTTTCATTTACTGCATTCTCATACTGTTCAAAGCTATCTGCGATGATTAACTGACCTTTTACTTCTACAATTAAACATTCATTTTTAAATAATAGTTTAGATACAAATTCCTGGATAAACTCACTTGAATTTTGATTTGTATTAGGTTCAATATTCCATAAGTAATATTCATCTTGTATTACTTCATTATTGTTTAAATATGTCTTAAATTCACATTTAGAAATACACCCAGCTATTAGATTTATTGCTGTATTAATAGCAAAATCTTCTACTGCAAGTTTAGTAGCATCACTATATATTTTTTCATTCAGGTATACCGTGTCTTTTGTTCCAAACATATCTCGTAAAAACTCTATTATTTTCAAATCCTCACCCCCTTTCAGGGCAAAATAAAAAGCCTTATTTCTAAAGCTTCTAATACGTGTAAACACCTAAGTCTAAATCATCTATACTTATTCTTTCAGCACTATCCTCCAAGTCTGTACTTCCACACATTGCTGCAATAAATGCTTTAAACCCATCTGTTTTACGACTTTTAGGTTCTATCTTTCCATAGGTTGTATTTCCTGCTTGTGAAGTTATCATACAAGTATTATTTGTATACCACCTCATAAGTGGATTATCTCCCCAAACGATATTATGATTAACAAATGCACTTGTTATTACTGGAGCTATCAGCATTTCATTACTTGGCCTAGTTAGCCTTATATTGTTAGCTCCTTTTTTATCTGTATCAAATCCAGCATCTCTAAGTGCCTTTGCTAGCAATGTATATCTATAATTATCCATCCACATTGTAGTTACATTGTATTTTTGAGCTTGCTCTGCTAGCCATTTTGCTGGAATATCCGGAGGAATCTCCGGTCCACTTATGAAAGTTAGAAATTTAGCTTCCTCCCATTCTCTTAATGGGGCTTTTATTCTACCTAAATCATTACTACTTTCACACACCCACGAATGAGAAATCCATATATACTTTCCGTTATATTTAAAAAGTAACCCAGCACAAAGAAAATCTGTTGTTTTCATATAGTCTATACCTGCTATACAAGTGCATCCTGTTAAATCAGGAATATCTTGATTGGTTGCGAGAATGTTTTCCCATGAAGTAACTTCAACATCTTTATTTCCCTTAGGAATATTCATTCTTTTGGTCATAAAAGCTGAGTTGCTAATAGGGTCATCTTTATAGTTTATATACTCTTTTTTCATTTCTGCTTGTAGATGAGGGAAATGATGCAATGAAGGATTAGCTTTATCCCACATTTTAGGGTTGTCAACTTCCTTTTCATCATCTAACTTACAAATAAACGGTAGCATTCCATTATCATCTATAGCACCATTAAGTATTTGCCCTGACCTGGCTATTAATTTGTCCAGTGGCCCATCTCTTACGTCTCCATTGGTAGTTGTTATAGTTGTCCTTGGATCTGCTTTTTTACCTAATCCAGTTAAAAATACATTTATAGTTTTATAATCTTCATACTGGTGGTATTCATCAAAATCTACTTTACCCTGCCTTCCACCATCTTTGGTTTTGGCATTACTCGTTCTAAATCTTAACTCACTACCTGTTTTTTTATTCTTTATCACTTCTTTATTCCAGGTAAAATGCTTTTCCAATTTTGTTTTATTTTCTTCTAAAACATCATAAACATCATTAAAACTAGTCATAGCCTGTTCTTCACTATTAGCACATATATCAATATGATATTTTTTAACTTTGTTGTATTGACTTATAAGACAAAAATCTTCAAATGCTAAATAACCATTCTTTCCAGCTCCACGACCTACCAAAATAAATAAGTCTGGCCACCTTAAGATACCAGGTTTTGAATAAGTACAATTATGAAGTGTAAAGCAAAATACTTCCCATTCTAATAATTCAAATGGAAAGTATTTTTGTAATCCTAAATATTTTTTAAGTTGTTCTTCATCAATAAATAAATTTTCATCATTAAAGCACTTTTCAACATAGTCACATAATAAAAGCTGCTCCTTACAAACTTCTATGACTCCACTTCTAACTAAATCAATATAATCCTGTATCTCTTGTATTAGCTTCCTATAACTCGTCATCGTCATCACTCTTAGCATTCTTAGTTGTTAATTGTAATTCTTTTAATATGGCTAGTTTTTGCTTATTGTACATTATTGCATTTTTAATGGAGGGATTATCTTTTTCATATTCATATCCCTGGCTAGATGTAGTTTTATAACTTCTTCCACGTTCTTTTATATCCTTTTGCATAGCTTTTTCTTGATTAAAATACCAAATATAATCATCAATTAGCCCTAAAAAATGTTCTACATTTGCTCCTTTATCTTTAAGCTGCTTTATTAATGAGTCCTTTATTTTTCTAGCATTTGCCATATTTTTAAATCCCTCCTTTTTTCTATTTTTTAATTTTTTTCTCACACGCGTAGGTGAGTTGTTTTGTCTTGAATCTCTCCCCGGTCTCTTAAATGCTATAGTTTTTTGATTTTTTTAACCCGGGGGTATTACCATTTTTCCTCGTTTAACTGTAGTTTGGGTTTGTTTTTATGATGTATTTCAAAGTGACAATTATCACATAGTGCCATTAGGTTACTATCTGTTAAAGCTAATTCAGGATGCTTTCGTAAGTACTTAATGTGATGTACTGTATCCGCTTTACTATATAATCCATTTGCTTTACACACCTGACATTCATTATTCTGTTGGTATAATATCTCTAACCTTTTATGCTTCCATGGTGTTGACACATAAAAGCCATGAACATTATTATTCCTTATAAATGTATTAACCCATTGAATTAATTCTAATGCATCCATCTCTTTATTCTGTCTTATATTTACTTCACCTACTTTATTATATATTTATA